TATATTTTGGATCCTTGGTTTGGTTCCAAAGATCAGCGACTTGTTCTATTTGATCTAACGTCGACATACCTTCTAGTTCCCCATTTGATAATATTGTTTAGTCCATGGGCCTTGATACTTAAATCAACCCCATAGGGTTTCCAAGCTTTCTTAACGATATTTAATTCAAGTAAAAGATTAGACCACTGTTTAGCAGTGATACCTTTTACTTTTATTTTTATTTCTTTATCTTTCATTAGTTCAACGTCCTTGTATCTTCGTCCTCCATTTTATCAGGTAGATCTCCATTCATCATATTTTTAATAGAAGATATAAGTTCAAATTTTGCGTATTTATAATCAGAATCTTGAGACTCTTCAAACTTTAAAACCCGACTCCAGAACATTAGAAAGTATGTAAGAAAGGTTCCGTTCGCATCACGGCCATCAAATATTTTTGAGATCTTATAACAATCATCATCAATTCGATCTTGTATATCTCCTTGAAGATCATACCATTGTTTATCTTTAGAAGATAATTTCTTTTTCTTTTTACTCATATTCTTGTTCCCTTGTTTCGTTATATTTATTTATATTTTCTACTTGTTCACATCTCTTCAGTTGTTCTGGTTTTACATCTACTTTAGTAAATACTTCATGAAACCCTGTAGAAATAAGTTTGTTAATTACACTAGGATGTTTAAGTTTTCTAATGGCCCTTTGTTCTATTTGTCTAATTCTTTCTTTAGCTAAAGAAAATTCTAATCCAACTTCCTCCAAAGTGTGATCTGTATTCATTCCAATACCAAATCTCATTCTTAAAACTTTCTCCTCTCTTGGTGTTAAATATTCTGAAAAGATTTCATCTAAACTAAGTTTTACATCATGTTCAATTATTTTAACTTCTTGATTTTTAGTAGGATTTACCAATTGCTTTAACTGTATTTCATCTACTTTAGTTTCAAAAGTGGTGTTTTTAAATCCCTCTAATTGTCTATCAGTAAAACATTCTTTTAATGTCTTATTTAATAGAGATAATATTTCGCTACAATTTTTTGTAACATTACCATGTTTATCAATGGGTTTTTCAGCACCCCTTATTAGACGGCCTACTCTTTCAGGTTCCATTGCATTGTATAAAGCAAATTGTCTTGCACTTTTATAACCTGCTTTTTCTATAGCGCTTAACAACCTATCATTTCTGATAGTAATTTTTATTCTATAATCTTTCATATCCAGAGACTAGGATATTAAATGATAAGTGTCAACTATTTTTTTGCTGTCTTTTTTCATGCTTATTTCTTGATTTTTTATGACGGCCAGGACGTTTACGAGGCTTCGGTCTTGCAACAAAATCTTTAAATTTTCTAGCCATTACTCTTATCACCCCAATCGTGTAGATAATACTGACCTTTTGTTTCAGAAGTTGTATTTAAAATAGGGATATAACTTATCTTACCATTGATATGTTGTTCTAAATCGGCCCCACAACTAACACATCTATATTGATCTCTGGTAATACTAACTAATAATGTATGTTCTTCACACGTTGGACAATGTCCATTTACAACCTCTGGGCTAAATCTTAATTGAAATTTTTTAGTCATTATTTTGGTTTTATAATCTTGTCTATTGTTATACTACCATCTATATTTTTTTCAACCATAGCCTCGACTTCCCCGCACATAAAACGTTTATCATCCATATTCATATTTCTAGATGCTTCGCGTTTCATCTTTAAACATGTAGAGATATCGGGTTGAATACGATGCTCTACTAATTGACCACCTATAAATAAACAAAGTGCAATAACTGTTTGTACCATTAATGATCCCCATTTAATTTACCTATATTAGCTCTTACACTATCTTTCAATTTTTCTGTATCAATTCTTAATCGTTCTACATCCATTTGTAGTCGTTCAATATTAACTCTGTTGTTCATCATACCATCAACACGTTCAGTTAATTTTTCTAATCCCTCTGCTATATGTTCGAGAAGCATGAATTGTTCCTGATCTATGGGAGTTTGTTTACTAGCTTCAAGTAAATCTTTTTCAAATAATTGATTTTTAGTTTCTAATCTATTGAGTCTTTCAATCACTCCGAAAGCAAACCAAGCGCCAACAATTATGGCTGCAATCAAACCTATTAAGTTCCTTAACGGGAGACCAATACTTGTATTCTCATTAATTTTTATTGACATGATAGGCACTCATCAGAACCAGAATCTAATTCAGCTAATGCCTCCTCTTTACAATCCTGGCTACAGAATTGGTCTAGTTCATCTTTTGGTTGAAACTCTTTTTCACATTGTTTACATTTTTTCATTTATACCCCTTTGTTAACCATTTTATGTATTTCTTAAAAAGTGTTTTAATAAACTTTTTATATTTAAAGTTTATTATTTTAGATATAATATTATCCAACCATATAAAGGCATCGTCAATAGTACCTAAAATTTTATACATAAATTTATCAAACATTATTTACTCGCTATCTTTCCCTTATTAATACCTTCTTTAATAACGTATTTTTGTGTGCCGTTAGCACCTGTTTCAACTTCTTTTTTTAAATTTTTAAATAAAACTTTTTCTTTTGCTTTAATATTTTTTTGTTTTAAAAAAGATTCAATTGTTTTAGTGTCCCTCATAAGTTTTATCCTCCTCTCTTATTTTATCCTCTTCTATATTTTCCATTTGGTAAAACATTTTGTCACTATCTTCCGTAACCATATCATTGTCTTCTGCATCCCAGTATGTAGTTTGGACTTTATAGTCAGGCCAAGAGTTATCAGTAGTGTATGAATTAACATGCCACAAAAGGCGATTGTTAGGCTGAGCAGCATAATTACCGTTATCAAGCTCCAATATATGTGCACACTTATGTTCTTGAGGAATTTCAGAATGTTCAGTATCCAAGATGTTAACATCTGGGTGCCCCCAATCAATTGTGAATAAATATTTTCCATGATAAAATTTTTTATCTAAACCTAAAAATTTTCCTTTTATGCCATCCAACCAATCAAAGCAAGTGACACTAGGCCAATAACTAAAACAGTTCCACAGTTCCAATTCGTTCGTCTGCATATTCGGCACATCGGCTCTGTCATACGATTTTTGGAAAAACGCAGAGATAGGCAAACGCCAATAGCACGCACCATTGGGTAACATGATATTAAATAAGAGTGCACGTCCTGATATGCTTGTGAGACCGAAGATAACACAGTCTTCGCTTTCTCCTTGATGTTCTTTAAGATCATAAAGATATTCCTTCCTTACTTTACAGTATATTGGTGGTAGATTAGCATTTAAATAAGACATCTAGCACTTCCATCTTCTTCTAGCCTGTCTTAATCTTGAATTAGGATCCTTAGCAGCTTTAGGAAATTGTTTCATTTGTCCAGCTGATCTTGCACAAAAAGATTTACGTCTCTTTGCAGCTTTAGATCCAGGTTTGACTTTACCGGTTACGGCAGTTTTAAGTTTAGAACCTGGATTCATTCTACGATAGGCTGCTACACCTGCACGAGTCATTCCCGCTCCACTTTTAGTAGAACGATAATTCTTTTTATTTCGCGCAGGCATACCGCCTTTTGCAAAGCTGTCTATTTCTAAACCTAGATCAGCATAGTAATCCATAATAACTATCCGTTTTGACCAGTAAGATTAGGTCCTGAATATTTATCTGTTAATAAAGTATAAGCAGTAATATTTTGTTTTGTTTTACAATAAATACCTTGAGGAAATAAAATACCATCCTCTGGAAATGAAAAATTAACTACATCTCCACTAGGCACATCACCAACAAACAAAGTATCACCAGCATTAGAGGTTGTTGTTAATTCTAACAAACCATCCCCACCACCGCTAGAGGCAATTATAATTCCTTTTAATCTAATTGGATTAGGAATTATAGCTGTAGCTCCTGCAGCTGCTGCAGATCTAGTCGCTTGTATATCACTTTTAGCTGCCATGTGTTCTCCTTAGTTGTGGCTCCCGAAGGAGCCACTAATTATTTATTATTGGTCTGCAAATACAGGAGCTGAAGCACCTGTCATGTAACCCCAAATATACCAGTTTACACTGTCTTTAGCTAAAATGTTAATTTCCATTAAACCTTGAGCAGTTAAAGTTAATTTAGAGTTTGAACTTCCATTTGCATATACTGCAACGTTATCAGCATTAGTATCTAAATGAGTTACACCACCAATAAAGAAATTCGTATCTGAACCAGTAGTTATAATCCCATTTTGAACATCTTGTGCTGATCCACCATAAACAATTTTAAAATATAAACCTGCACTTGGTGTAGGTAAAGTGAAAGCAGTTGCAGTTGCTAGATTAGGCATTACTAAAGTTCTTCCAGCGTACGTAGTTGCTGTAAGAGTAGTATTTGCATTTGGTAATGCAACCGGTGTTGCAAGTAGTCCTGAGCTACCTAATGTAAAGTTAGTTGTAAAGGCACCAGTGTCAGCGTTTTTAGTTACATCAATGAAACCATTTTCCGATCGGACTGGACCTGTAAAAGTTGTGTTAGCCATAATATTCTCCTTTGTGTATAGCCTTTGCCATGTAGTCTCTATACCGTCTGCCTAGTCAGTCTACACAACAAATTAATTATTCTAGGTGTTTTGATTATACATAAAAAAAGGGGCAGAGTAAACTCCGCCCCTTTTCAATAATACAATTAAGTATTAAAGCTATTATGTTGGTAAGTTTCCGTTACCAAATACACATCTTGGATCAGAGAATCCAAAAGAGTATCTTTCTCTAGCTTTAAATCTAACGTTCCCTGTATCGAAATCACCTTCCATAGCAGTTTTAATTGGACTTCTGATGAAGTGTTTAAAACCGTTTGGAGCATCAGTCATGATGAAGAATGAATCAGTGTCAGTTAAGAAGTTATTAACTCTGTAACCTTCAGGAATCATTCCCATGTTTGCGATAGCATTGATGTCGTTATCAGCTGTGCCAACTCTTTGAGGAGACTTCATTAGTCTTTCAGCAGTAAATTGTAATTCTTTTGGAATTATCATTTTTCTGCCCATAAGAGCTACTTTTAAGCCTCTTTCATCAACGAAACCAGAGATATCGATTAACGATTGCTCTAAAGATGTTTCGTTAAGGTCAGCAGCAGTTGCTAGAACGTTCGAAAAAGTTCCACCAGTTGCAAGTGGGTGATTGTTCGCAATTAATGGAACACCGTCACCGCCATTGAAACCAGTAGCTCTCTGCGCGTTGTTTAGCACTGATGCAGCTTTAACTTGTTTTGTGTTAGACATAGATCTTGCAAGAGCTCTTGTGTATCTTGCAGCTAATCTATCATACAGATTATCTTCAATAGCTTCTTCAGTAATTGAGAATGCTAATGCGATAGTTTCGTGTGAGTATCTAGCAGTGAAAGTTTCAGTTGCTTGATCAAACACTACTCCAGCACCTTCTTGTTTAACTGGTGCAGAAGCGAAACCACTTAACATTACTTCTTCTTCAAAAGCTCTGTCAGATGTTTCAGCTGGAAAAATTTCCGCGTGCTGATTTTCGTATCTGTTATATTCCAGGCCGAATAAAGCATTCAACCCTGGCTCTAGTTCTTTAACTAGTTGCGATCGTGATATTGCCATAGTTTATTCTCCTTATGCTAAGCCTGTACCACTTCTAAAGAAGTGATTGTTGATTCTAACAAGTATATTCGCATTAGCAGAACTTGTATCAGAATTATCTGGATCTTGCGAAATATCAATCGCTTGAACTGCGAAAGTAGTTGCAGTACCAGAAACTCCAACGTCAAGTTGTGCTTTTGAAATACCTGTTTGTGTAACGCCTGTAGTATTTGTTACACTATAGTTTTTGTATAGATCCGCTCTTGTAAAAGCCGCGTTAGCATCCATTAAAAATACTGCGTCTGGATCGTCAACAACGAAAGCAGTAATATTGCCTTCAGTTGGTGTAACTGAACCAGGGTAGTAATTCTTATAGGTTGGCTTTTGAGTAGTCGGATCGTTGTAGAACACTCCATTAAAAACTCCCACAACAGCATCACTAGTTCCGCCAGTATGCTTTTCAATATTACCAGCAGAAGTTGGTATAACCAAATCTCCTTGATAAATTGCAGTTGCATATCCGGACTTAACTGTATATCTGTTTTGAGCGCCTACTAATGGTGTTCCGTCTAGTTTTCTGTACGGTCTTAGACCGAACTTTTCACTTACGTTTGCCATATGTTTTTTCTCCTATTTAAACATTTATTACAATTAAGAGTTCCGATCGTGGGTAGGTTAGTTATTACTAAAAAATTAGTCTTTACGTCTA